CAAGCAATCAAGCACATTGATATCTCTGTAGTGCGCAGTGATAGCAGTGACAAGATCACCATTGATGTGGAGAATGACGGCGACGGTATCCCTATTGAGCTGCACAAGGAGCACAAGGTCTATGCACCCGAGCTGATCTTTGGTCATCTGCTCACTAGTGGAAACTACGATAAGTCCGAGGAGAAGATTGTCGGCGGTAAGAATGGTTATGGCGCAAAGCTGACTAATATCTTCAGCAACAAGTTCACTCTCACTACACGCACACCTGCATCTGCTCAGCGCTACACTCAGGTGTGGCAGGACCACATGTCCGTTGCAGGTAAGCCTTCCATTGTCAGTGACAAGGCAGCTAAGGGATTCGTCAAGATCACCTACGAGCCTGACCTCACGCGGTTCCCTGGCCTTGACCTAGATCAGATGCTCACTGTTCTCCATACAAGGGCAATTGAGCTGGCCGCCATGGCCGGCAAGGAGGTTAAGGTCACGTGGAATGGTACCCTGGTGCCAACCAACACCTTTGAGAAGTTCATTAGCTTGTTTATCAAGGATGGCACCTCACACGCCTATGAGCGCTGTGGTGAGCGCTGGGAGGTCGGTGCGGTACTAGCCAAGAATCTCTTTGCCGAGGATGATTCTCCTGATGACCGCCATATCTCCTTCGTCAATGGCATCAACACTCGCAAGGGCGGTAAGCACGTGGAGGCTGTACTGAAGACCGTACTAGGATCCTTCACTGAGCTAGCTAAGAAGAAGAAGATTGACATCAAGCCTGCTCAGCTGAAGGACTCAGTTGTCTTCTTCATCAACGCAACCATCGTAAACCCTTCCTTTGATTCACAGACCAAGGAGACTCTGACCACCCCTGCGGCCAAGTTCGGATCTGCCTTCAAGTCAGACAAGCTTGCAGACCTTCTTGTGAAGATTGGTCTTCTCGAGGAGGCGCAGTCAATCCTAGATGCCAAGGCAGCAAAGGATGCCAAGAAGACTGACGGGTCTAAGAAAAAGACCCTTCGTGGTATGCCTAAGCTGGAGGATGCCTTGTGGGCGGGCACTGCCAAGTCCCAGGAGTGCACGCTCATCCTCACTGAGGGAGATTCAGCTGCAGCTTCCGCTATTGCAGGCCTGGCTGTCGTGGGTCGTGAGCGCTGGGGTGTCTTCCCCCTCCGTGGTAAGATGCTAAACGTGAAGGACATCAGCCAGGAGAAGTTCAACAAGAATGAGGAGCTCACTTCTATCAAGAAGATCCTCGGCCTGGAGCAGGGTAAGGTCTACAAGGACACCAAGTCTCTCAGGTATGCACGTATTATGATCATGACTGATCAGGATCATGATGGATCCCATATCAAGGGCTTACTTATGAACTTCTTTCACACGTTTTGGCCCGCCCTGCTGAACATGGGCTTCCTCTGCTGCCTGGCAACTCCTCTGCTCAAGATGACCAAGCGCGGCGACACCAAGTCATTCTACAGTCAGGGCGAGTTTGAGACGTGGCGTGACAGCCATAGCACTGCAGGCTGGACAGTCAAGTACTACAAGGGGCTGGGTACATCTACACCTCAGGAGGCACGCGAATGGTTTAAGGACCTCTTTGACATGAAATACGAGTGGGATGAGAAGTCCGACGATTCTCTTTGCCTCGCCTTTTCAAAGAAGCGCGCAGACGATCGTAAGGAGTGGCTTAAGACCTATGATGCTAGGCGCACTCTTGCAGTTACCAAGGGTGGAAAGATTCCCTATTCCCTTTTCGTCAACGACGAGCTCATCCACTTCAGCAATGCTGATAACCTGCGCTCTCTGCCTCACGTTATGGACGGCCTCAAGCCTTCACAGCGTAAGATCCTCTACTGCTGTCTGAAGCGTGGCCTGAGATCCGAGATCAAGGTAGCCCAGCTTGCAGGCTATGTCTCTGAGCATGCCGCCTACCACCACGGTGAGGCATCCTTGAATTCCACGATCACTGGCATGGCCCAGAATTTCGTCGGCAGTAACAATCTCAATCTGCTGGTCCCCAATGGCCAGTTCGGCTCTCGTCTGATGGGTGGTCAGGATGCAGCCCAGCCGAGGTATATCCACACTCAGCTGGAGCCCATTGTGGACTCCATGTTCAAGAAGGAGGACTCTAGTATCCTGAAGAGCATTGATGATGACGGCGAGATCGTTGAGCCTGAGTATTATCAGCCCGTGGTGCCTCTCCTGGTCATCAATGGTGCTCTCGGTATTGGTACTGGCTTCTCTACAAATATCCCGCCTCACAATCCCAGTGACGTGCTGTCGCTGCTGCGTGATCGCCTAGCCCTGAGGCGTGATACGCTGGCAGGGCTGGCTCTTCAGCCGTGGTGGTATGGGTTCAATGGTACTGTTAATCGGACTACTGAGACCACATGGCAGACTAAGGGTAAGGCTGTCTGGGATGACACCAAGTACACTATTACTGTATCAGAGTTGCCTGTTGGCACCTGGACTAAGGACTACAAGACCTATCTGGACACACTCTGTACTAACACGCGTGTGAGTGACAAGGAGAAGGACATCAAGCCAGTACTAGAGTCATTTGATGATCTGTACAATGACACTGAGGTCAAGTTTGTCCTTTACTTCAATCAGGACACTTACTTTGATATGCGCACTGATGCACCGGCAGCTGAGAAGATGCTGCAGCTCACTACGACGTGGCATACCACAAATATGGTCTGCTTCAGTCCGGAGATGAAGATCAAGCGGTACGGCACAGTGGGTGATATGATGGAGGACTACTACCAGGTCAGGCTCAAGGGCTATGAGACCAGGAAGGAGCTAGAGATGAAGCGTCTCGAGCATGAGCTCGTAGAGTATGATGCCAAGGCGCGCTTTCTCCTCGCCGTACTGGAGGACCGCATTGACCTACGGCGCAAATCCGATGAGGCCATCGTTGAGGCGATGAAGGCTCATAGCCTACCGGCGCTGGACTGCATGGAGAAGCCAGACTCGGTGGATTCCTATGAGTACTTGCTGAGGATGCGTATGGATCGCGTCAAGGCTAGTGCAGTTGAGGATGCCAGGAAGCACGTGGAGCTTGCCAAGGCAGCCCTGGAAACCCTACGGGCGACTACGGTTCAGACGCTTTGGGCAAATGACCTGGATGTCTTTGAGATGTCATGGTCTGCCCTCCGGGATACTCGCGAGGCTGCACGTACAGGTGTACCCTTGCGAAAGGAGAAGAAGCTTATCAAGTTGAAGAAGTCTGACTAATAGACTATTCAGACGAACGGGTTCAAAGGCAGAGACTTAGTACCGGCAGAGCTCAAACTGACTGATCTAGCCAGAGGTACCGGCATGTGACTGATATCGTTCAAATAATAGTTATAGTGATCCACGGCGGATAAGATATGAGGTACAGACCAATTCAGTACTTTTTCATTTAAATCCAAGACCTGACCGGCAATATCATACGGGAGATTCTGTGCATACTGAAGATACATAGTACGCATGATAATCGTGAGTTCATCCATAGATTGATCATCTATAACATACTTTCTGGATCCAGACTTCTCATATACGGCCTTACGGATCCCATTCTGGATAACACGGGCGTTATCAGTACTGAAATACGCCTTCGCTAACTCGGTGACTTCCCAGTTACCACGTAGTGCATCTGTTGCAAAAGACTTCTCAGCAGTTGTTCTGTATGAAAAGCCAGGGACATTCTCCCCTATAGGACCACCGGCACTGGATGGCGCGGATAAATTAACTCGTCCATTCATTCCTCCCACCGGCAGAGGGTTAGTATTAGGTAAAACAAAGCCAGGCTGGAAGTCCATTCTGTTTGTAGCATTTTTTTAATACCAAGTTCTCCTACGGGCAAAAGCCTAAAAAATATCCCATATCCAAAAATAATTTCTAAGCCGGAGGTATAAGCAATGTCCTCTGTTGGTCCTATGCGTGCAGGTTTCAAGCAGTCTGCTGGTGGTTTTTTCGTTCCTCTGGGTAACGTAGGTAATGCCGTTCTCGCGTTCACGGCAGCTGGTGGTGCGGGTGGTTCTTACCAGGTTGGCAGCTTCGCCGCGGCTGCATGGGCTCAGAGTGGTACCACTCCCAGCAAATACACGTCTACGATCAGCTCCATTGCCGCTGGTGGTGTGCTCCGTGACATGGGCAAGTCCGTGGTGTCTGCCGGCCGCGTGTTCCGCAAGGTGCAGCTCCTGACCTCCACGGTGTCCACCGGCGGTGTCGGTGGCCCTGTCGGCTCCACCAACCCCGTGGTGGACTACCTGACTGGCTACATTGAGCTGGGCAGCGGCCTGGCCAACGGTGGCCTCCCTGGCACCTTTGCCCCCGTGGCCTACTACCCCGGTTTACTGTAAAATGTTTACTGAAACAATTCACATACATTCATATTATCAATTTAGGATCAAAGTGATTCTAAATTGATTATTCTTGTAATAATAGATAGTATGGCCCCACCCTTTATATTTCTCGGCGTGGACTTATCGTTAGTAAATTGGTACCTTGTCTTGTATATTCTATTTTCCATCACGGTAGTTTCAATGGGTGTAACAAAGCTGTTTTCTATGGGTACACCTACTGCAGTTATTTACGGTATAGGATCTATTATGACTCTAGTCTTCTATTATTATCGGTGGTTCGGCAATAGCGCACCAGTCTCTTCAACGTGGCCTCCGACTTTAAATACATGTCCGGATTACCTAACCTATATTGAATCACTACCCGGCGATAAAAACCCAGGATGTATCGATATGTTGGGAGTATCTAAGAACGGACAATTACGTTTAACAGGAGAATCAAATATAGCAACACTTTCAAGCACAAGCGGAGCATATGTTTTCCCATTTACATCAGTGGATGTTGCAAATGCAACGAGTCCCTCCGTAATAAAGGAAATATGTACCAAATGCAGGACTCTGGGTATCACTTGGGAGGGTGTATTTGACGGAGATAATTGTACTGGAATTGCAAATAGTGTGGCAGCTGCTGAAGCTGATAGCAATTCATGCAGCGCATATACCTAAAGGTTTAATATCGGTTCTAAATAATGGCATATAGCAATCTTCATCCGAGTGTCGAATCTGCGCTCAGACGATGGTTGAAATCTCCTACAACTGCAGCCTTTCTCTTAGTAGGTCCACCTGGTATTGGTAAGACCACCCTAGCTAGAGAAGTTCTAAAATCTGAATCGTACAAGATCGTCGAACTCAATGCCAGCCATACTAGGTCTGGTCAGGCCTTTAAAAAACAGATTATTCCTTTGCTGACACAGAAATCGGTCCTTGAAATCATGTCACCCCAAGACGGGTCAAATAAGTTGTCAGTCTTACTTGACGAGATCGATGGTCTCAGTATCGGTGAGAAGGGTGGCCTTAATGAGCTCCTTGACTATATGCGCTCATGGAAGCCCGGACAGACAACACACCCTCTAGTTCTGATTTGCAATGAGATCAAGGGTAGATCTTATCAACACATCGTACGTCTGAGCACATATATGCCTATGGAATTTCCCGGTACAACAGTTCAGAAATGGTTAGGAGATAAGCTGAAGCCAGAAGTTTTTGCAACTTCAGATTTACGAGTAATCTTAAGATCACTAGATGGTCGCAACTCAGTGGTCATCTCTCAGATTCAGAATGATATTGCAAATGTAGTGCCTGAATTAACAGTGGACTCTATTGAGGCAGATGCCGAGGTAGAGGAACCTAGTACAGATATTCTCAAGTTTAGTCATTCTTGCCTATATGAAGTGTGGGATCCGCTTATTATTCCCGAAGTTGAGAATAATCTCGGAAATCTCTCGGGTCTCTGTGTACATGAAAATATACATAAACGGCTCAATGGAATTGAGGATGCATGGACACACTATAAGGAGTTCATTAAACTGTTTGACTTAAGTGACAAAGCTGACTACTGGGCATTTTTCTATCAGAATTGGAATCTTCTGAGGCCAAGCTTTCAGATGAAATTAAAAATCACCAATGCACTTCTATCAGAATATCCAATCAGAGAAGTACCACCCGTGTCTAACCTGCAGTTTACTCAGATTCTGACACGCCAGTCATCACTCTACAATACTTGGAAACAGATGATCCAATTCTCAGATGAACATGACACATCTATTGAAGAAATTCCTGCAGTTCTGAAGATCCATGTTGAAACAAAGCAGGTCAAATTTCCAGCCGGTCAAGCGAAAAAAATAGAGTCTATGAGTATTCCTAAAGTCTTATGCGTATATAACTAATTTCCGTGCATCATGATACGCTGATCTGCCTCAGTCTCAGTGAGAATGCCCTGCGAAATGATCCAATCACGGACTGACTGACGATGATCTCCCTGGAGCTTAATAATCTCCTTCTCATCCTTATCCTTGTGAATAGATGCTGCACAGTTAAACTGCTTCTTCATTGCCTTTGAAATACGCCTCAGATCCAAGTCGTCGTCAAGTCCCTCAATCAGCGTGATACTTCTAGGGCCCATTTTCTGAAACCTGATATCAATCTTGCTCTTCTGAACATCTAACTCGGATGTATTCTTAAAGGGGTCCAAATCAAAGTCCATATTTGTTTGGGTATACTATACCCATACAAATATGTAGATTCAACTTTTTGCTATCTACTGCTCAGTATCATGTAAAAGTCTAACGAGATTCAGAGGTTCAGTACGACCAAGGCGTATTGCACGTCCCACAATCTGTTTCTCCTCCTCTCTCCTCATAGCGTGCATCAAGACAATATGAGTCGCAGACTTCAGATCAATGCCCGCTCCAGCCTCCGTGCTATTCATAAGAAGTACTTGAATATCCCCCTTTTCAAACTGTTTTAAGATACTAGAAATATGGTCCTTATTTCCTCTTACTGACGCTACACGGCATCCTTTTTCTAAGAGAATACCTTCTATCTCTAAGAATGGGTTATCATACCTGTTAAATATAAGAAACTTACCCTTTGTCTCAGTTATGAGCTTTAGCAATGCAGCCTTCTTAGTCAATAGAACGGGTGTTGGTGCTACCTGAGCAGTAGGTACTTCTCTCTGTTCCATATCAATCTGACGCAACTTCTGAAAGGTTAGCGCGGTTCTACACAAGGGGCAGTTTGAGTTTCTCTGCATACAATTAATAATACACTCTCCGCAAAAAAGACGTGAACAGCACATGACTAATGTAGGTGTTCTAGGAGCTTCATAACAGATTGCGCAAATCTCATCCTTCACATGTAAGATGCGCTCCTTTAATGAATTAATCTGCTCCTTTAATGAACTGATTTTTACCTTTAGAGATGTGATAGCTTGCTCCTTCGCCTGTGGAGTCGCATACTCGAGAGACTCCTTAAATATCAGAGTCTTCTCCAGGCGATCCAGCTCCTTTTCACGTGTATCAGTCAATGCATTGATTAGAGATGACTGGCTGGAATTATTTACACCTAACTTCTCTAAGGCGCCCCGTACATCTCCTGCATGCAGTAGCTCCTGGATCTCTGCATTCACAAACTGTGAGATAATTCGGTGCTGTACAGGAGTCTCGCAAAGAATTCTAGACTCTATGATGGGTGGTGCATTCCAACTCTGCTGCATGAAGGCATCACTCGTTCTCAAAATAATATTTCCTCTGCTAGGATGCTTATTTAGAAAATGTGAGAAAAACGGCGCACTCTTTATATCATATCGTGAATAATAGTTATTACCATTTGTAACCTGATCTTGCTGTAGCATGCTGACCAACTCTGGACTCAGACCAGTTGTTACACGTCTAGCTAGATATGATTCTGACATAAACATATAGAGGCCCTGAAAGATGAAATTTGGCCACGTGGCAGTGATTAGCCAGTAGAAGTTGGCCTGGGGCATGGGAACAGTAGAGGTAAAATGAATACTGTCTACCTCGTCAAAGATAATACGGGACCACTGGATTGAATTACGTTCTTGTACAGACATAAATTGCTTTATGATTGTATTAGACATGAGAGTAATATCGCGAGTACGTATATTCTCCAGAAAGTCAGGTTTCTCAAATGCTTTTAAGGTCTTAACTTCTAAGAAACTCAGAGTAGTCTGCTGTTGAATTGCGTGCTTCCACTGGTGAAACAGTGTATGCGGTACGATAATCAGATTATTGCCAGAACACTCACTCACATGGATTGGCTTCTTACTCCAGAATGTGGTTCTAGAGTTCTCATGAATTCGGCAGAAGCTGTTTTGGCGTACTAGATTTTTAATAGATGATAGATAGCCAAGGAGCATTAGAGTCTTACCAGATCCTACCTTGTCACCGAGTATAGAAAACTGACTATAATGAGTTTCACCGTTTATAGTAAATCCTGCCTTAGAGGCATTCTCCTTTTGTTCCATCGCATTAATCATTGCAAGCTGATGAGGTCGTAGAGGAATCTTAATATGGGGCGGCTGAAGTGCTAATTCTGACAGTTCAGTAGTCCCATTGAGAATTGGCTGTTCATATATATCTATCATCCTATTAACCGAATCATCTCTAGACATCTGAAGATGAGTTAATCTAATTAGGCAGACCGGTTAAATGTTTAGGCCTTATTATATTATAGCCCACCAAAAAACTCCCTCAGCTCCTTATCCTTAATAAACTCCCTTAGTTTCAAGTTTGTCTTCTTAAATAAAGGATTCTCCTTATTACGTAGCTGTGTCTTATCAAATGTATTATCCGTGTGGCTCATTACTAACATGACCTTCCACGGATTCAGTTGAACTAACATATTCTTATAGTCCTCCAAGAATGACTTCTCCTCAGCAAAAGCGACAGTCTCATCATAGCGCCTGCTCATCGCATATCGTTTTCTCCAGGCCATGGTACCATTCGTCGCATGTTTTGGAAAGTAGGGGCCAATTTCATAGATTTCCTTAGTATCTGTAAAATACATGAAGACCTTGCTGGATCCTGCGAGATCTACCGCAGGCGCATTCTGCAGTGCATCAACTGCAGCAGAAACTCGCTCTGGAAAATAGAAATCATCATCATCCATGGCCACTATGATCTCCCCCTGGGCCAGTTCATTCAACTTATTACGTTTTTCACCGAGGGTCATTTTATCCTCGGTGAAAATATACCTAGTTGTCGGTAAGTCAGCTCTGGCTGCATCAATAAGATCACCGATTGGCTCCTGGCCATCATCATAAATAATCCACTCAAGACGATCCCTGGGATAGGTCTGTTGCTGTACGATCTTAATGAGAGAAGGAATGAAACGTCGGCGATTATAGGTCGGCGTTACAATACTTACAAGGGGGAGCATTCTATCTGAATATCGGCTTGGACCTTTAGGTCTGTCTTAATACTACTTTGCGGTAGGCCCAGTCGACGAAGCGACGGGGCTACTTGGCGGTTTAGATATAGCGATAGGACTAGGACCTGTAGGACCCGTGGGAGCGGTTGATTTGGCTGCAGCTACAGGCGTGCTAATTTTACCTGAAAATCCATCGCTATAGAGTTGCGCAACTCGTTCACGTGCAACCTTACTATTTGCATCTTCAACATACGAAAATGCGCCAAAGAAAAGCTGTTCAGCCCATCCATCTGGAACATAATTCCAGATTGGTAAAGGTGCATAGTCAGGAATGGCCATTTTCAACCAAAAAATTTCATATAATGATTTGGGAATTACTATAAAGAAAAAGAGTGCCCCATAAATAAAGCTCACTATTCTCATCGGCACACTATACCCTATTGCCTTATTTGCCTCTATTTTTCCAGCATACATAATAAACGCTATAAATATCAAACTGATAAAGGTAGATAAAATACCCTTTGAAATCTTCGCCGCGATTGTTTGAGGAGGACTAAATGAACTTCTTTTTGCTAAATCTTCTGCCTCTGCCTTAGCTGCCTTGCTTTTTTCGTCTAATTCGCTTTTAGATTTAGAAACTAAGGCCTTCCGTTTTTCTTTAGCTTCGTCTTGAACCTTTTGTGCTGCAAGCTGTTTTGCGTGATTTTCTGCTTCAGGATCTTTTAAATATGCGTCAAGTTGATATTGAACTTTATTAACTGCTAGGGTCAATGTATTACCCATCTACTAATAACTAAAAATCCATTTTATTTAATTATATCGCGCTAAACTAGGATGGACTATTCCATTGTAATTCCATCATATAAAAGGCCTGAAGG